GATGCGTTATCTGGCGGATTGAAAGAGCAGATTTGCAACTGCCGATTTACAATTTGCAAACGCAGATGCAAAATTAGCGAAAGGGGTAGAAAAATTCAAAAATCTGTGCTATAATAGTTTCTAACAGCACAATTGCGAAAGCTGCTCTGTCGAAGCAACAGGTTTTCTGTCAGCTTCTGTCTTAATTATAGAAAATCGAGCTGATAGGATTAGATAGCCGTTGATAGGCTTTGATAGGTTTCGTCAAGGAGATGGAAAATATGGAATTCAAGGACTTTGTGCAAATTCTGCATCCGATAATCGGCGGTTCAAGCAGCCAGGCTGCATTTACCAAGACTCTCTTTGATGTGCTTGTAACAGAAGATGGTCAGAGTGCAGTAGATGAACCAACCGAGACTACCTACCGTTCTTATTTCAATGGGCAAACAGGCATCTCTAGAATTGCCAAAAAAATCAGCCCATACATCGAAACAGAGAATTTTGTGTCATATATTCATGAATTTTCAGATGAGACGGTTTCAAGTCTCTGTGACAGCTTTCGGAAATACCTACCCGCAATTGACGGCTTTAACGCAGGAAGACAGTTGGCCGATCTGTTCCTCTCTATCTTGAAAACCGCAGCTGAAACAAAAAGAAAAAGCCCAGCATCATCAAAAGACGATGCTGAGCCGGAAGAAGCGGAGGTCGTGGATGGGGAAAAAACATCAGGTGCCACTGAAGAAGAGAAAAATACAACCGTTATTCAACAGCAGATCAATGTCATCCAAAACGGAGAAAAGAATCTGAACCTGACAAATAACGGTACGATAAATTTTAACTTTTAGGGCGGTGTATCATGAGCAAGGATCTGATAATTAAGCAGATGGCTGACCAGTCGGCTGTTCCTGCCTTACAGCAGACCGGCACAAACAATGTGACAGTAGCCAATCAGCCGGGAGCTACGGTTAATTTCACATACAATATCAATTATCCTCAATCGGCAGATTCCTCGGCAGAAATGATGATTGCCGTTCAATCCTTTAGCACGGAGTATTATCAGCTTATAGTCACCTGCGATGATGATGTTTTCAAGGATGGTGCGCCCGAAATTCCTCCGTTTGGCGGACACGCCGATGATGCCGTCGAACTGGATCCCGGCGTTGTAGAAAACG